GCCCTTAGTGATAACTTGCGTCGCGGTTGCCAAGTCCTCGCCCTTTGCGCGCGCGAGGTCCATTACTTGCGGTAGCTGTGCTAACGCCTGTGCGCTAGTTAGTCCTGCCATTGTCATATTCGCGAGCGCCGACGTAACCTCGCTCTGCTGAAAACCCAAGTCCTCACCCGCTTTTTGCGCGCGACGTAGCGCAGCCTCAAAGACCGGCGTATCCTTTTCGCCCGCGTCTTTCATGGCCTGCTTGAGTGTATTAGTAGCCTCTTGGAGCTTGTTGTACTCGTCAAAAACGCTATGCGCAACAATGGCAGTCGCCGCGAACGCCGAAAGCACAACGCCCTGTCCTAGCGACAGTCCGGTAAACGACGACAACAGATTGTTACTACCCTTCTCGACGTCCTTTAGCGCGCTCGACGAATCCTTGGCCGCCTTTTCGGTGTCCTTGCTCATCTCCTCGGCTTTGGTACCGACGCCGCCTAACGATTGCTCCGCTTCCTCGCCAGCCTTACCGAGCTTTCCGCCTGCGCCTAGCTCGCTTTCCGCTGTCGTGCCGACGCGCGCTAGACCCGCTTCCGCGCCCGCCGTGGACGCGATAATTCTGAGGTCGATTACTGGATCCGACATACTACCAGTTTGACAGTATGCCTATCCCGATCTTAGCGCTATCTGCGTTTTAGGTCCGCGACCTCTTCCGCTTCGCGCTTCTCGGCGTCATGCATGAAGTCTGCAAACGCGTTTAGATAACGTATGGGCAGCCTCATGATATCGCGCGGCGAGCAACCGTAGAATTTCGTTAGATGTGCTAGGACTTGCGGGGTCGGGGTGACGCTAAAGGGTCGCGCGTCGTGCCACCCGTAACCGGCGAAAGGTTGCCGATATTGACGGCCATACTGCGCAGCGATGGCATCGTCTCGAATGTCATTTCCGGGTTCGTCTCTTGCAGCTTCATTAGCACGAACGCGCGAATAGTGCGGAACGACAGTTTGCCGCTCTGAAATTCGTCGGAAATCGGATGCCCCACAAGGTTTTCGACCGCCTCTAACTGCTCCCAATCGACGTCATCGAGATTGATAGTAACGGTCTGCGCTTCGGGTTGCGCTGCTGCTGTCTTTTGCGTTGCCATACGAAACTCCTGTACTGTATGCGGATTAGTAGCGCGCTGCTACCTATACTCTAGCATCCTGCAATGCTTCCACAAGCGCATCGCGGTACTCTTCGATCACTTGCGGAGTAATCGCCTCGATTCGATCCATGATGGGATCGTAAAACCGCTTGTAACGGTCCGGGCGACGGCCGAATAACTGAGGCCGCGCATAGGGTTGCGCCGCGCCGCGCCCGATCTGTATGTGAACGATGCGCGCCGACGCTAGCCCGCTCACAGAGCCTTTGAGACGGCCCGGATGCTTGTCGCCGCCGCCGTGCGGGTAGGTTTCCTTTCCTGCGGGGATCGCGCCTCGCACAACGTCTGCAACGTCGACCGCGACTTTCTTTCCAGCTAGGCGAATCTGTGTCGGCATCGTCTGGTCCCCGACTTGCTTTAGGTAGCGCAAAAACTGCGGCAAACCCTGGGCCTCGATAATCGTCGTCGACGTGCCTTTTGCCATGCCTCTAGCCTACGTTATTGCATGGGGAACGGTTACGGAGCCGTGCGCGGACATCGCTAAGATCGTTATTGCATGGGGGATATGGGCCATCGGGCCGATATCCGCTAAATCGCTGCGTCGCTTGTGCTGTAGACGAGCGAGATCGCGGCCGCGTCGGTGCTGCCGGACGCTGAAACTTTGACCGGAATCGTCAGCCCGAGCAGCCCCGGACCATTGACCACAGGGGTATCGCCGTCGTACCGCACATTCGCCGTCAGCGTAACGCCGTACGTCGACGTCGTACCGCCCGGAATGAGCGCGCCGACGAAGGTAGCGACAACCGAAAGCTCGTCGCCTGCGATGAAATGGTTGTACTGAACCATGCTCTCGAAATCCGCCGCGAGTGTACCGGTGTAATCGCGCCACGAGTTTTCCAACGGTTGCTTGATAGTCGCAGCGCCGCGCAGCTTGAAACGCGTTGCGTCTAGCTTGTTATCGCCCTTGAACGTAAAATCTGTTAGGTCAACTTCGACGCCGCCGCACGTAACGGTTGCGCCGACAAACGACAGCAGATGGATCGCGGGATCGCTATACACCGCAAGGGGAATCGAACCCGAATTCGAGACTTCCGACTGCGCCACGATGCTAGCCTTGAGCATGAGCAATTCGCCCGCCTTGAGCGACAATTCCCATGTATTGACGCGGCATCCTGCGTACGAAAACGGTTGCACCGTACCGTCGATACTAGGCTTGCCGATCTGCATTGATAGACCAACCGGGAGGTCGGTAGGTGACATTGTGTGCGTATATTTCACGGTGTCGGTCGGACCCGTAATCGTATCGGTTCCGAAACAATGCTTGAAGAGCATTCCAAAACCGATCCCGTTCACTTCGAGGTCAATATCCCCGACGCTACTTGTCTTACCGGGCAACCATTTTCCCACGACACGACGACCCGCGCGCAGCCCCTTAGATTCGATGCGCTCGATGTTCGTTTTCATGCTTTCCGACACAAGCTCAAGCGAGCGCGTCGGTGTAACGAATGTGCCGTACGTGACTTCCTCAGCAATTATTAGCTGGGATGCCAAACCGGAATGAATCGTGTCTGTCATATCTCTACTCTACCGGGCCGCGATCATTCAGGTATCGCGCCTGCGTCTCTTCGCCAATAACGGTCGATCCGGCCGGACGGTCGGCCTGCTCTGAAAGCGCAACCGGTGAGGCTACCGGCGCTTCCGCGACCGGTGCCGCTTCCGTTGCAGCAGCAGGCGTAACCGGGCCGCCCTCGTTCGCCGCGACCGCAGCAGAGCGCGCAGCTTCCGCCGCGTCTAGCGCCGTCTGTGCAGCGACCACAGCAGCATCATCCGTTGCGATCTCGTCGGCCATACTACAATCCTATCCTAGTCGCGCCGTGACGCTGATATGGGCCGTCAGAATAACCGCCCAACCCTGGCGCGCGTCGTCTAGGAACGGCCGCAATTCCCAAGTCTGCACATAGGCTTTCCAGACGCCGGTTGTGTTTGCGCCGCCCGCGTTAGCAGTCGCGATGATGCCCGCGCTCGCGGTGTTTGACAGTAGGTTGTCGATTTCGCCCAAAGCGCCGAGCGCGGATTGCTCCGCAGTCAGCGTATCGGCCATGCCAGACGAGACGTCGATGTGAATTTCGACGATGTAATCCTCTTGCCGTTTCACGCGCGCAGCAGACGCAATAACCGGCAACGCGTTAGCGGCCGTCGTCTTTCCAAAGTAGATCGACTGATTTTGCAGCGTACTACCGGGATACACCGTACTAATCTGCCACGGCGGACTAGCGCCGGTTAGGTCCGTATCGGCTTGCAGCGCAGCGAATAACGCCGCCTTGAATGCGAGCGCGGTGCTTGTCGTGCTAAGAGCCATCGGGAATCCTCGTCGCGATTAGTCCATCGCCGCAGCAGCGCGTACACTCGTCGCCGCGCAGCATGGTAACGACGGACCCGTTGCGAAATTCCGAACGCCCGCCGACGAATCCCGCGCCGTTACAGTCTGGACACGCCTCGTATGTGTGCTTTGGATTCCACGAGCGAAACGGTATGACAGTCGCGCCGCCGCAACGGTTGCACAACTCCGGTTTGCGATCATTTCGCTGCGCATACAGGACGGTTCCTTTGCCCTTGCAATCGGGACATTGGATCATCATATCCGTCACCACTATGCGAACGCCGGTAGGCGCTCCCCGTAACGCATGAGTACTGCGTCGACTTCGCTGATCCCTGTTGGGTTTTGCCACGCGTTAGCCTGTCCGATTCGGAACGTACCAAACTCGTTAGTCATCGACGTAGACCGGTCCGGTATGCGCGAGTTTGTGTGCAGCACAAGATAGCGAATGTAATACGCGAGGACTTCCCACAAGTCCGCAGGCATGTAATTCTGGCCCGCGATGTACTCGACCTGCACGTTTTGCATGCCGCGCGGAAACGCAGCGATACCGATTTGCGCCTCTAGCTCGCCGCTGGTATAGATCATGTAATCGGCCGAGATCGCAGCGGGGATCGTGTACGCGTCCCCGAGCGTTGGAACAATGGTATGCGCCTGCGACGCAATCGGATCGCCCTCGTTATCGGTGAAACCGTCACTAACGGTCCAAACCGTGCCGCTCGTCGCAGTGTTTCCGGTGATATTTCCGTAGTACAGATTCGGACCGATGTTGACGTTTTGCCCGTTATCCTGATTCAACTGTCGCGTTTTCGTACTGTCGGTAAACGACGTCGCGGTTGCCGCCGTAATTGTGCCGACGCACGGCAAGTTATTGACCGTCATGACGCCATCAAGCAGCAGCGTTAGCAGCTTGCTAGGATAACGCTCTGTGAGGACGAGACGCTTGTATGGGATATAGTCGATGACGTCGCGCACGGCGCTCTGTAGCGCGATGCGATAATTCGGGTCGCCGTCGAGGACGTCAAGCACGTAATGCGGTGTCCAAAATACTCCGGTCGCCGCCTCGAATAACGTCTCCGCGTTATCGCGCTTTTCGACAAGCATCGCGGTCGGATACGCGCTCGCGCCACCGATGCCGTCAAGCGAGCGAATGTCCGCAAGCTCGATGTAATGCGACTGGATTACGACGACGTACTGTACGGTCGATGCAGCCACAGAGCCTACAGCGTAATCCCACGTTGCAATCGCGTTAGCAAGCTGTCCGATAGGCGGTACGGTGTAGGCGTAAACTCCCGGACCGGTGCGCGTCGCGAGTGAGCGCGCTACCAACGTCGACCCGTTTTGATGCATGAGCGTAAAATACACCGTACTCGAATCGGGGTCGGTCGCCGTCTCGCTGTCCTGCGGGTACAGAGTCAGGGAAAAAGTAGCGGGCTGTTCCGTCGTAATACGTCGGATTTTAGTTAGCGCACTCATGCTATTTGCCTATGACGCCGCTGCGCGTCGCGCAATCTAGCGCGATGACGCTCTGCATACTCGTCGTCGTAAAGCATGCGCGTACAATGCCGCGCGTATCGCTGCGCCCTATGTGCGAAATCATACCGTGCCTTTGGTATGCTATCACGCGCCTTACGGTCCTCCGCATAATTCACGCCGGTTACCGGACGCCGTAAGTACGTCGCCGCGCGATCCACTATGGCAGGATCGTCGCGCATCCATCCAATTGCGCGATTACACGGCGCACAAAGGTACCCGCGTATCATGCCGCTAGTATGGTCGTGATCGCGATCTGTTGCGTCGCCGCCGCAAATATCACAGATGCCGATGACCCGTTTTGCCATGCTCTTATTATACCCCCGAATACACCGAAGGTCCGTTACATCTTACCGCAGACAAACGAAAGCCCCGGTTACCGTGAATACGGGCCGGGGTTGCTTTCGTGTGCGCCGTTCCTTGCGACGCTAAAATCTTGCGATTAGTTACGCGGTTCCGCCCTTGACGAAGCTCGCGATATTCCA